TCATACTGCCACTTTAGTGGAGCACGTATGTAGCACAAGATCGCTCATTTTCGTGTTGATGAGTGATAGCTGGTCGTTATTGTTCTCTGACATCCAGGCGCCATAAACCCGGTACACCATCTGCGCATCGGAGTGACCCATTTGCGAAGCGACGTAGTTCGGGTTTGCGCCTGCTGAAAGAGCCCAGCATGCGAACGTATGACGTGACTGATATGCTTTCCGGTGACGCAGGCCTGCACGCCTCAGTGCGCCGGTCCATATCTGTCCGAGTGACTCTGTTGAGTAATATGCTCCCGATCGGCCATTGACAGCGTTCACGCTGGGGTTGAACACGAACGTCTTCTGCTCCTCAATTCGCTCGCCATACTCCCTGGTATGAAAAGTGAATGAGGTCTGAGGATACATTCTTGTCAGCTCTCGCTGGTCACGCAGGATATCGACCGCTGCATCCATCAGGCATATGACACGGTTTCCCGCTTCAGTCTTCGGCGGCGTGAATAAGCCCTGTGGTGTGAGGTTACGGCTGACTTTCAGCTTCTTCGCTTCGAGGTCAATATCCTCCCATGCCAGAGCGCATATCTCTCCGTGACGCAATCCCGTCAGGATGGCAAGAGACCACATGTTTGCCGTCTGACGTGTTGAGCATGCTGTGATGAGGCGAGGGTACTCCTCGCGCGTTATCGGATCCGGCCGCTTATTGGACTTCTTCAAAGGCTTGATGCCCGTCATCGGGTTTGCTTCTATATACCCATTGCCATGAGCAAAGGCGAAAATGGCTTTCAGGTCTGCCATGCTGGAGTTAACCGTGGCCGCCGTCCTGCCTTTCTTTTCTATATTCATCTTCCTGCCGGTAAAGTAACTGCCATTCAGAAGCTCAATTCGAAGGTTGAGAATATCTTTCTGCATGACTGACCGGATGTCCTTTCCGTTGCCGATGATATCCAGAGTCACCCTGACGCGGCGTTCTGTCGTGATGTAAGAGCTATTGGCCCAGTCAGGCTTTTTGAGCTTCAGCCATAAATCCGCAACTTCCCTGATAGGCACCGCCTTTGATGAGCCAGCCTGGTTCTTAAATAGTGGTGAATCCGGAAACTCACTCCTGTAATCAAACGTCCCTGTCTTAATGCGGTAAACGATGTTGCTACGCAGCTCGCCAGCCATCTTCCTGTTTTTGGGTGTATCGGGAACGCCGATCGCCTCCCACCGTCTTTGCCCCTCATACATGAACCAGATTCGAAGGTGGTTCTTATTGGGAGCCACTCCTGTCGGATATCCAGACATACGCCTTCTCCTGATGAAATGGATCTGTATTTAAGCAGATTTCTTCCTGGCAATCGCTGCTGGCTGGTTATCAATCCACTTCTCGATCGCCTTCCAGTCGTAAAAGCACATGCTGTTATCACGCGGCGCGCCATCGGGCGATACGTGCTTATATTCACGCCCCTCCATCCATGACACTTCGCGGGCAGTTTTGATGGTGTTTTTCTTCATGCCGGTGATAGTCATTAGAACGGATTCAGATAATCGAGCACATCCGCAGCTGCAGTTATGGCAAGCGGGCGCTTATGGCTGCCATGACTGTGATGCAGGCCTGCTGTGAGGATGATTTGTCTGATCTTATCGGCGAGCTCCGCCCGGCCAGAGCGAAAGGCAGGGCATTTAAGCGGCGGATGGGTCTGATGGGTGACTTTGAGATGCTGCTAATTGCTCAGTCCCTGATAACTCATGGCATCATCGGTAAGGCAAAGGTTCGCCAGTTACAGCGCCACGAAAGCGGCAAGGCAACGACAGAGTTTAATGCCTTTGATTACGTCAGCGCGGCCCGCAATCATTTCAATATGACGCGCTCAGAAGCCGAGCAATTAACGATGACCGAGTTTCAGCACATGCTTGCAGCCAAATACCCTGACCAGAAGGGATTCACTCGGGAAGAGTACGATCAGGTTGCAGATGATTACCTTGCTAAAAAGGCGAAAAGGCTGGCTAAGGCAGCATAAAAATCACGCGAAGCTTTCTTGCTTCCCATTGCATCAGCTTCCCTTTAGGATTATCGCCATACTTATGAATGGTGGTGGTGATATGAAAAAAATTGCATTGGTTTTAATAATTGCCTGCATTACATCAGGCTGCGTTTACAGAAGTACAGCTCATAGTGGACGGGATTTTGATGAGAACAAATCGACTCAAATAGTTTCCGGGAAAACGACTCAGAACGACCTTGTTGGCCTGCTTGGTGAGCCAATGAAAAAAGAAGTGGTAAGTGAAACTGACGTTAAATGGATTTATGAGTATGTCACCTCTAACGCGGCCGTCAGAGTTTTCAGTTTTAAGCCTAAAGTGGACGTTACCAAAAAAACACTTGAGGTACTTGTGCGAAATGGTGTTGTTGTCAACTACGCACTAACAAACCCAGGAAAGACGCAGTACAAGTAATTCTTTACCACCCAAATATACCTCGCCCCGGCGGGGTTTTTTTATGCCCGGAGAAAAGCGAATGGCAGGCGAGCAGCAGGTTGGCAACATCGTTTATGAGATTGAAATGAATGTCGCCAGGCTTATCGAAGGGCAGCGGCAGGTAAATGATCGTCTAAACAAATTAGACCAAGGCTTCAATAGCACAGCTAAATCGGCTGGGAATGCTGAAAAGTCTTTTTCATCATTAACTAGGGTGGCAACCGCGCTTTCAGCAGCTATCTCGGTGCAGCAGGTTGCAGAGTATGGAAATGCCTGGGTAACGGTTAGCAATAAACTGGCGAACTCCGTCCGGGCTAATGAGCAGCTTGCTGATGTAACCCAGCGCGTTTTCGATATCTCACAGAACACCCGGTCAAGTATTGAGGCTACCGCCACATTGTATGGTCGGCTGGAGCGTTCTACGAGAAGCGCCGGCACCAGCACTGCCGACCTCATTAAGCTAACAACAACCATCAATAAAGGCCTTGCTGTATCTGGCGCAACAACTGAAGAAGCTAGCTCGACAATGACCCAGCTTTCTCAGGCTCTCGCCTCCGGCGTTCTGCGTGGCGAAGAGTTTAACTCTATCTCTGAAAACGGAAGCCGCCTTGCTGTTGCGCTGGCTGATTCCCTTGGTGTAACAATCGGCCAACTGAGATCGATGGCAGCGCAGGGAAAGCTCACCACAGAGGTTGTGGTTAATGGTCTGCTAAAGCAAAGCGATGCGATCGCAAAAGAGTTCGCTAACACTGCGCTAACCATGGGGCAAGCATTTACTGTTGCAACAAACAATATCACCAAATTTGTAGGTGAGAGCTCAAGCGTCAGCACATCTATAAAAATCTTCAATCAGGGTGTTATCTCTCTCAGCGAGAATTTAGATATTGTCGCTAACGTAGTTGCAGCTGCCGCAGTAATCTTTGGCGGGAGATTTACTGGCGCTCTGGCTATGGCAACGAAAGCGAGAGTAGATGACGCTCTGGCAGCCAGAGCGCAAGCGGTAGCTACCGCGCAATCCACTGCAGCCACTGCCACTTCAGCTACCGTTGTCGCCAGAAAGGCGTTGCTGGATAAAGAAGCTGCTCTGTCGTCGCTGGCACTTGCGCAGGCTGAGTATAACGTTGCCAAAGGTTCTTCGGCAGAGGCATTTGCTCTGCAGAACCTCAATGCTGCAAAGTCAGTGGCTATCCAGCGCTCTGCCTCATATGCAGAGGCCCAGATTGCGCAGGCTGCCGCAACGCGAACAGCTACTGCGGCAGCAGTGACGGCAACAACAACGATAAAATCACTTGCCAGTGGCGCGCTCGCTCTTATCGGCGGCCCTGTTGGTGCGGCTGTTATCGCTGCAGCGGGTATTTTTTACTTTTACCAGAAGATGCAACAGGCCCGGCAGGAGAGTATCGACTTCGCCGACAAGCTTGATGGCGTGATCGCCAAAATGAAGAGCATGAGCCAGGTTCAGCTTGCTGCTGAAATTGATAATGCCAGCAAGTCAATCCGCGCTCAGGTTGACGCTTTAAAAGATAATCAATCCACAATTGAGGCAAATGAACTCCAGCAGGCTCGCCTGCGCCGCACCCTTAGCTCGCTTCAGGAAGGAAGCCTGCTTTATAAGGTGGCCCTTTCTGAACTTGCAGATGCACAGAGCGAACATACCCAGCTGCTTGCGCAGAACGAAACTGCGCAAGAAAAGCTCAGTCAGACCGTCAGTAAAACCGGCATTCTTCGCGCACAGATGAATGGCACATTTGCTCAAGGGATCGATTTGCTAAAACGTGACGGCGACGCTGCTGGCGTGGCTAGCGGTCTGATGAATCAGTTCGGTCATGCAATCGACTTCGCCAGCCGCGCAAAGGACAAGTTTAACTCTACAAGCCTGCAAATCCTTCGCAGCGACAAGGCAGATGCCTATAACAAAGATCTGGCAGATGAAAACAAGTTGCTGGCTATCACCGATAAGCGCCTTCGGGCGGTCACTAAAGCCCAAATGGAAGCCGGCGATAAAGGTGGCAACCCGAATCAGGTAATCGCAGCAGGAGAACTTGCTGGAGCGCAATATGACTTGCAGCAGGCGGAAGAGAAGCGAAATAAAGAAACTCGGGCGGGCATAGCTGCCGGTAAAAAGGCCGAAACTCAAGCTGAGCATAATTCACAGGTGCTTGATCAATACAGACAAAAATCAGAGATGGCCGCTGATTCCACCAGTGATCTTTCACGTGCTAATTATTTGTTGCAGGCTCGCCAAAAGCTAACGAACCCTACGCCAGCGCAAATTGCTCAAGTCGAGAAAGACGCGGCAACAGCATGGGATAAGGCTAACGCCATTAAAGCCCAAGCCGCTGCCGAGAAGCTTCTGCCCGAAGCAAAAGAGAATGCAAGTTATAAGCAAGATGTAAGCGACCTGCAAACGGCCCTTTCCGCAAAAAAGATTAGTCAGCAGCAGTACAACGCAACATCTGAACAGCTTGAAGCGCAACATCAGGTCAACCTCGCAAAAATCCGTGCTGAGACAGCTGCAAGGGTTTCGCCCACTCAGGACGCGCAAGGAGCTATCGATCCCGTTCAGGCGCTGGCAAACGAGAACGCCCGCAAACTGGCGCTGATTCAGGAGTTCGAAACTGAGAAAGGCGCCATTACAGCTAACGGACTGGCGCTTATAAACGCAGCCAATACCGAGTACGAGCAGGCCCGAATCGATGCTGCGTGGAAGATATGGGAAAACCAGAGCCAGGCAAATCAGATGCTGGGCGATGCAATCGACTCACTTCAGGGTGGAGCAACAAATGCGATCACCGGCCTTCTTAATGGGACACAAAGCCTGGCTGAATCGTTCGCTAACATTGGGACGACCATCCTGAATAGCGTCGTGAGTGGCCTTGTTGAAATGGGCCTGCAGTACGTCAAGAACATGATCATGGGACAGGCGGCCGCAACAGCCGCTCTGGCATCAACGGCAGCTCAGGCAACGGCAGCAACCGCCGCATGGGCTCCTGCAGCCATGAGCGCATCAATAGCAACACTTGGCAGCGCTTCAGCAGTAGGGACTACAGCCTATACCACAGCATTGGCGGCATCAAAGGGACTGGCAATCGCTGGCGCACGCGAGCACGGCGGGCCCGTCAACGCCAGCAGCATGTATCGGGTAGGTGAAGGCGGTAAGCCTGAAATCTTCAAAGCCAGCAATGGCAGCCAGTACATGATTCCCGGCGACAATGGATCGGTAATCAGCAACCGGGATATTAGCGGTGGGGGCGGTGCCGGTGGTGGGCTTGTGATGAATTTCAACTTCGACATTCAAACCACTGGCGGCGTTGACGAAGCCACGCAGAAGCAGATGGCGCAAATGATGCAGACCGTGGCCCTTCGCACTATCAAAGACCAGCAGCGGCCTTCAGGTTTACTCAGTAAAGGTAGATAACCCATGCCAGAAACTTTCACATGGAGCCCTCAAAAGGGCTTCACGGGCGACCGTACGCCTGATGTAGCCGTAGTTAAGCTGGGCGATGGTTATGAGCAGCGGCAGGTTAAGGGTATCAACCCGTTAATGGGGCGGTACCAGCTGACTTTCGTTGGCTTCGACGATGCCAAATGCTCACGACCTAACGCGGCTAAAGCCGCCGATGCGTTCCTGAAAGGAAGGATGGCTGTTGAAGCGTTCTACTGGACGCCATCGGATACCGGCGTGCAGAGTCTCTATGTGTGCCGGTCATGGTCACTGAAGAAGACAGGCAATCAGCATGAGCTGACCGCCACGTTTGAGCAGGTGCCGAGATGAGAGATATACCAGCAGAACTGATCATCGAAAGCACTGATTCCGGCGTTGGCGCGATGCTCGACCTGTTCGAAGTGGATCTGCAATCATTCGGCGGCGATGTCATCCGCTTCCATGCAGGCACGAACGGCTATTACGGTGACGTAATCTGGCAGGGCCGACAGTACTCAGCCTATCCGATCGCGGTTGAGGGTTTTGAAACCAAGTCAGAGGGTACCTATTCTCGCCCGACGATGAAGGTGGCTAACATCACCGGCCTTATCACTGGCATCAACCATGATTTCGATGATGCATTAGGGGCTGTGGTGACGCGCCGGCAGGTACTGGTAAAACACCTCGACGCGGTCAATTTCCCGAATGGTAATGCAGATGCAGACCCGACCATGGAAGCTGTATCTCGTTACGTTATCGAGGAGATGGTTGAAGAGACATTCGAGACCGTGACCTATAACCTGGCGACACCGGTTGACTGCGATAACGCCATCATACCGGCGCGAACCATCCTGGCGGATGTTTGCCAATGGGTGTACCGCGGCGACGGCTGTGGTTATTCGGGCGGGCCGGTTGCTGATGAGAAAGATAACCCAACCACGGACATGTCACGGGATAAGTGCTCAAAGCACCTCACCGGTTGCCGGATGAGATTCCCTAAACCTGAACCGCTTCCCTATGGTGGCTATCCCGGCTCTTCAAAGGTGTCCTGATGATTGAAGATGAATGCCTGGCATATGCGGCTTTATCCCGTGATGAAGTATGTGGCCTGATTGTTGATGGCGATCGGTTCATGCGCTGTGACAACCATCACCCCGACCCGGGGCGGAACTTTCGCATAAGCGATACAGACTGGATGAGAGCGGAAGCGGCGGGAGAAATCACCGCCGTTTTTCATTCCCATCCTGAGCCAAAACTCGCTCTTTCGGCTGCCGACAGGGTTGCGCAGATTTCTACCGGAATTGATTGGTGGCTGGCGAGCGCTGGCAGGCTTCGAAAGTTCCGACCGGTGCCGCATTTGCTGGGCCGCCGTTTCGAACATGGTGTGATGGATTGCTACACGCTTTTTCGGGACGCCTACCACCTGTGCGGTATCGACCTGCCAGACTTCGAGCGCACTAACGGATGGTGGGTGAGGGGTGAAAACCTCTACCTGAAGAATATGGCTGCCAACGGATTTTACGAAGTTACTCCGGCCGACATTCTGCCGGGGGATGTGATTATCCGGCGCGCCTTCCCTGAATCAGACCCTTGCCACGCAATGTTATGGCTAGGAGACAACACAGTGCTTCATCACGAACTGGGCGGGCGCCTCAGCCGCCGCGAGCCCTACCGGCAATCCTATGTAAGCCTGACGCACTCTATATGGAGGCATGAACAATGCTCATCTTTAGATTTGCGGGGAATCTCCGACGACATTTCCGCCAAATCACTCTGAACGTCGATACACCTTCGCAAGGCCTGCGCCTTCTCCTTGCTCAATGCCCCGAATTCAAACGCGATTTCTATAAAACCCGCTTGCGCCTTCGCATTGATGGCGGTGACGTGTCAGAGGATAACCTCGAATTCCACATGAACAGGCACCTGAAAGACGGCGCAACAGTCCTCTTCGTGCCGATTGTTGAAGGGGCAATCAGCGCCGTTGCTGCGGTCTGGATCATGGTGGCCGTCACGGTCGCCTCGGTTGCTTACTCGCTCTATATGTCCTCACACATGAAGACGCGGAGTGCAGCAGACCAGGACACAAATTCCATTACCAACAACTCATTCACCAGTGCAGAGAACCGAATCGGGCAGGGCAGGCCGGTTCCGTTACTGATTGGCGAAATGGTGGTTGGCAGCAACGTTATCTCTCTCGGTATTGATACCAGCAACAATCAGGACTGGGATATTTCCATCAGTTAAGGTGAAAGCATGAGCTCAGGCGGCGGTGGCGGAAGCACTCCCAAACTTATCGACGACAACCTCAAATCAAAGCAGTATCTGAAAGTCCTCGATCTCATTTCAGAAGGTCCGATTTACGGCCCGGTAGACCAGAACCACCTTTCCTCATTCATGCTGAATAAAACGCCAGTCACTGATGCAGGCGGTAACGTTACGATTAACGGCGTCAGCGTGGCATGGCGTCCCGGCTCTTCAAATCAGTCACCGATCACCGGCTTTGACGCGATTGAAGCGACCACGGTCGTCAATACAGACGTAACCCAGAGCACCCCTCTGGTGCGCACGGTAACCGACACTGATGTGACCCGGGTGCGAATGAACATCGGCGTAACTGGCCTGGTGGAGCAGGATACCAAGGGCAACCAGCACGAAACAGCGGTAACCATGGTCATTGAGACGCGCAATGGAACGTCCGGCTCATGGAATATTCAGAAGACCGTCACAATAAGCGGCAAAATATCAGGCGAGTACCTTGAGGCTCATATCATTGATGCGCCCCTGCAGAAGCCGTTTGATATCCGCCTGCGCCGCGTTACTCCGGACAGCTCAAGCGACCTGATGACTAATGGCACCATCTGGAACAGCTTTACTGAAATCACTGATGACCGCCTTTCATACCCTTATGCGGCTGTGGCAGGCGCAGTGATTGACCGAGACCAGTACACCGACACGCCTACTCGCACCTATCATCTGCGAGGACTCATTGTCGATGTGCCAGATAACTATGACCCGATAGCCAGAACATACACTGGAATCTGGACTGGCGGGTTCAAGTCAGCATGGACCAATAACCCCGCATGGCTGTTTCGCGCTTTAGTGAAAAATACGCGCTATGGACTGGCGCGTCGGGCAGGCTACATCGACGTTGATGATGGCAGCCTGTATATCCTGTCTCAGTTCTGCGATCAGCTTGTTGATGATGGTTATGGCGGCAAAGAACCACGCTTCACCCTGAATGCTTATATCACTGAGCAATCCAGCGCCCGCGATATTCTCGACAAGATTGCAGGCATGTTCCGCGGCATTGCGCTGTGGGACGGCATGCGATTCTCAATCATGCTGGACAACCCGCAGGACCCTGTTGCAGCCGTTACCAATGCCAGCGTTGTAGACGGGCTGTTTACTTACAGCTCCATGAAACGCTCAGAGCGCTTCAACGCTGTTGTGGTGTCCTGGACTGACCCAAACAATGGATGGGAACAGGTCAAAGAATACGTCTCTGATGACCAGATGATTGACCGGTACGGCTACAACGAAACGACGCTGGAGGCCTTCGGATGCACCTCCCGCGGGCAGGCTTTCCGCGCCGGTAAATGGCTGCTTGAAACCTGCAAGCGGGAAACAAAGAAAGTCACCTTCAAGATGGCGCGCGATGCTATCGCTTTCATGCCAGGCGATGTCATTGAGGTCATGGATAATGATTACGCTGCCACAAGACTTGGCGGCCGCATCATTTCTCACAGCGGCGCCGTGATAACTGTGGATGCCGATGTTTCATCTATGGCCGGTGGCGGCGATACGATGTCGCTTATGGGCTCGAATGGTAAGTTCACACGCTATCCGATCGCATCAGTTTCGGGTCGAATCATCACACTGCGAACTTCTCCGAACTGGGTTAAAGACGGAACGATATTCGTCATTTCAACGGGTGACGTTGCTACACGCCTGTTTCGCGTCATGGGGATATCTGAAGACGAAAATAACTCTGTCTATAGCATTTCAGCAACGCTATTCGACCCTAACAAGCAGGCTATCGTGGATGATGGCGCGGTATTCGAAACGCCTAACGATACCCTCAATGGATATCGTGTCCCGAACATCGAAAACCTGCGGATCATCAACGTCAACAGCGAGACTATACAGGTCACGGCAACCTGGCAGACGGCGACGCTGACCAAGAAGATCGTGTTCGAACTCTACGTTTATAACGCAGACGGGAAGGTTGTTGCTCAGTACGAAACAGACCAGTTCCGATATGACTTCTATGGTCTGGATGCCGGTATCTATACGCTGGGCGTGCGTGGCCGCAATGAAAACGGCATGAAGGGTGCCGAAACTCAGGTCAGCCTGGTGATTGGCGCGCCTTCTGCACCTTCGTTCATACAGTGGACACCAGGCATCTTCTCGGCCGATATCGTGCCGGTGATGAATGTCAGCGCAACAACAGATACGACATTTGAGTTCTGGTACACAGGGGAGGTGCCGGCCAGCTCAATCGGTGCCGTGGAGACGGAGGCGCAGTTTCTCGGCAGGGCTTCACAGTGGACTCTTCATGGCCTGAAGGCTGACCACACCTACTACATGTACGTCAGGACAAAAAATGCTTTTGGCGTGTCGTCCTTTGTGCAGGTATCAGGCCAAGCATCTTCCGACATCCCGGGAATGATTGATTACATCGATAAAGCTATAAGAGAGTCGGAGGCTTTCGATAGGCTTACGTCCAATATCGATACTAACATTGAGGGGATACTGCAGAACGCCCTGAACCTTGATGCATCTGTCGATCACCAGTTCGAAGCGTATGGGCTCAACCGCGCTGATATCATCTCTGTACGCCAGACGGTTGCCGACAACAACAGCGCCTACGCTCAGAAGTTTGAGCAAATTCAGGCGCAGTCAGACCAGAACACAGCATCTGTGCAACAGGTTTCCAGCGCCTATTCTGACCTAAGCGGCAAACTTTCGGCCCAATGGGGCGTGAAGGTACAGATAGACAATAACGGCAACAAATTCGTTGCTGGCATGCAGCTGGGCATTGAAGGGAATGGTGGCACAACTCAGTCATTTGCCCTGTTCAGTGCCGATAACTTTGGCATCTACAACACCACAAACGGCACATATCAACTCGCATTTACGGCCGTAAACGGTCAGGTCTTTATGCGTGACGCGTTCATTAACTATGCCTCGATTACGCTTGCCAAGGTTGGCTCATGGTACTCAGCAAACTATGTCGCGGGTCGTTCGGGAACAATCATGAGAAATGATGGCTCTTTCGAATTGTACGGCGGATCCGGTCGGTCTGGCGGAAGCGTGTTCAACGAAACGGGAATGGCTGTTTACGATGCCAATGGGGTGGAGAGGTTTAAGGCGGGGAAACTTAACTGATGGCTGATATTTATGGCGTCCGCATAGTGCCAGATGATGGGGGGAAGCCCATCATACTGGATGCATCAATGCGCTACGCATCTTACCTTGGAAATGCTTCAATGATGGCAAATTCTGGTTCTGTTGGCGGATTTAAAGCCCAGCCAGCAAACAGCAAGGCCCTCATAGTTCCCCGAAATCTGGTGAAAGTATACCTCGGAACCAACCCTGCAGGGCCGCCGATGGCATATATCAGCAGCCTTTCATTCAACGGAAGCTCACTTATTTATAATGCTAAATATAGGAGTCCGGATGGCAATAACCCACCTGCTGTAGAGGCTGGTTTTGCAGACGTGTTTTCAGTCTCTTATGCCGCCAACCCTGCTGTTGAATACGGAGTTAGAATTACAAACGGCTCAAATTTTATGGAGGTCGGCGACGTATCGTATCTTGGATTTGTAACATACAGGGCAGTGATAAATATAAACGGGTCGTGGAGTATCCCATCAGATGTTGTGAATCTCGGAAATTATATTGTGTTTGCCAGGTGGTCCAATACGGATAACCCCCTTTATCTAGACAGGGGAACAAACTCAATAAAGACATATACAGCTTTTGGCAGCACAGAAGGCTCAAAGGAAGGCGGAACAGTAAACAGCGTTCAGGTCGTCGTTGTGTCATGCGGCTTTTCTCCATCGCTGCCTGTTTCCGGTTATGGAATGGTTATTCGCAACGCATCGAATCAGGTCACTTACTCCAGCAAATATCCTCCTGTCATGTGGACTGATGCTTATTACGATATCGGAGGGTATGAGAACTTTGATGGGTCTACCGGCGAGGTTCAATCCTGGGTGAATCCGACTGGCTCGGTGTCGCAGCCGATGGTGCCTTTATGCAGTCTCGGCACCCAGAGAGGCGATTACAGTCGGAACAACAATAACTACACCTTCCGCATATGCCTTGAGTCCGGGCTGAAGATGAACGGCAACGCTGTTACGACTGCCAGAGCAAAATCAACAGGCCGGGAGATTGCGGTATACCAATATCCCAAGGCAATTCAGGCGTCCTGCCAGTTGCCATGTATCGACGCCAGTTATTACTTCTAAATAAACCCACAACCCAATGAACCCGGCCTTGCGCCGGGTTTTTTATTGCCAGGAGAAAGCTATGCCAGCGGGCACTATTGCACTAACAAACAACTCAACAGCAGTAACCGGCTCAGGAACTAATTTTTCATCCGAGCTGAAGGCTAATGATTTCCTGGTGGCAATTGTTGGCGGCGTGACTTATACGCTTGGCGTGCAGTCAGTTAATTCGGCCACAGGCCTCACGCTGATCACTGCTTACAATGGACCTACAGCGACAGGTGTGGCGTGGACAGCCGTGCCTAATGCGGCACTGGTTGGGATTACTGCTCAGGTAGCCGCGGATGTTGCTAAGGCAATACGTGGGCTCAATCTCGACAAGGCCAACTGGCAGCAGGTTTATAGTGCAAGCGGCAATATCACTGTAACTCTTCCAGATGGATCCACCTACACTGGTCCGTCATGGAACTCAGTTGTTAACTCTGTAGGAGGAAAACTCGACAAGACCGGTGGAACAATGACCGGCCCTTTATTCCTGCCAGCCATCGAGATATCTGCAGCTACGCCTTTTATCGACTTTCATCACAACAATTCTTCAGCTGACTATACAGCAAGGATTATTCACACAGAGGCGCAGGCAATTGAGGTCAGTGCTGGAACAGGAAGCATTTCATTCCGCATTAACGGTGGTATGCGCGTCGGTGGTGCCAACTACAGCGGTGGAATTAATCTGTACCGAGGGAATGGTGATGCTAATGCTCTGTGGGGGTTTAACTGTAGCGACGGAAACTTGAATATTGTTAGAGGTTCTGCAGCAGGTAGTTTAATGGCACTCGGCGACTCTCTTCTTGATCAAGTGAGAGGGGTGAGGGGTAAGCAGGGTTCTGGCGGGGCGTATCAGGCTAATTCATGGCAGTTCTACTGGAACTCATCCGCACAATTAGAGACTTGGGTTGATAACGTAAAAATAGGTAACGTAACGGTATCGAGCACATCAGATAAAGGACTGAAGAAAGACATCACCTACCGTGAAGACGCGAGCAAGGCTCTTGCGGAAGTTCTTAAGTGGCGACCAGCTGATTTTAAAATGAAGGCTCGTGGCATTATTCCGGAGACAGCAGAGCAGTTGGGGTTCATTGCTAATGACCTGGTTAAGGTATCTCCTGAATGTGTCAGCGGAAAAGGGTTGCCGGATGATTATGATATTGAGGCTGATCCTAACAACGACTCAGCATACTATCTTAACCAAATCCCGATGATTGCCAAGTTGGCTCAGGCACTACAGGCCCAGCAAAAGCTGATCGACGAACAGTCTGAGATTATCAAAGCTATGGGCGTAAGGCTTAAAGATATCGACGGTTTGGACGGCTAGAAATGCCCCGGGATGGGGCATATATCAAAATTTAGAAAATATATGGACTAGGAGTAGACCCTAGTTTGATTATCAAACATCCATCCACCATTTCAATGCTTTCTGGAGAAGGCCATGGATTAATCTCTGCGGCTCTCTCCTGCATTTTTTTTACGCAAGCAACATCAGGCCTAACGAAATTTGCGGTATTTGTTGTTTTAAAGAAATAAAATAGTCTCTTATTGCTGCCGCCGTCCCAAGCAAAGTATGAACTTCCAAATACATCGGAGTTGTTTTTTCGCCAGAAGTTATCTGGTTGATACGCGCCATAAAAATAAACAGGTGTTTTCGACTCATCAAAAGATGGGTATTTTTCGTATATGATGGAAATCATTCGGTTAGCTATTTTACTATCTTGCTCTCTAGCCATATGGTCAGAATATGAAAGCTGACTTGCTGCATTAGACGAAATCAGTAGCGATACAACAGATAGGGCGGCAAAAGGTAAAGCGCGATTCATCAGCAGAAACGCAATGACAATCATGCCAGCAAACGTGACAGGAAGTGCTAGCATGGTACGCGGGGCAAGGTCGCTACCAAACAGTACTGTAAGAGCAAAAGGAGAAAGCATGAACAATGTTAGCCATAATGCCAACTCCTTTCTGTTACTTAAGTTCCCTAAAAAAATCTTCAGCATGCATAGCAAATACAAAGGCAGAGTCAAAAAGTATATATTCAAACCATAATATGATTTAAATGTGAAATAATTTGTTATGGACTCTATCATGGGAATCATAGAGGATGAGCCATTGACTAACCAGCCAACCTGGTTCAATAAGTATCCAGAGTTGTCTACTTGATAATGTTCTCTTATCAACGCAGATAAAGAAAAGTATATTAAAACGGATAAAGTAATACCTGCGCCAAAATTTAATACATTGTAAAATCTACGCTCAGCATGATTACCATTAAAAAGAACACAACACATCTGCATCAAAAATAATGACAGTGTGAAAATGATTGCAGATTGATATATTGAAAGTGATGCCGTTGAGAGCAATACTCCGGCTATTAAATTAACCCATAATCTGCCGTTGGTTGCTTTTTGAAAAAATAGCACTGAAAGAGAGGATAGCAGCAATCCGATAGACATAGTATCTGATTGGTTGGAAAACTCAATTTGATATGCGTACTGAGGGAACCCAATAAACGATATTGGCAATATAAAGCATGTTAAGCCTTTTGCTTTAATTATTCTAGAAATTACCACCACTGTTAGTGATAGAAATAATATAGACATAAGCGTGGTGAAAAATGGGGTGTATGGCTCAGGAAGTAAGTACTCTTTTAAGTAGGCATGCCCCCACCGGCTAAAAGCTATTGTTTTAAGGAAGTTGTCGCTTAACTCTTCATCAATCGAAAGAGAGAAATTTGCAAGTTCCTGGCCATACATTATCAGGCATGATAAGTAAGATAGGCAGAAAATGTATATTTCTCTTTTATAATCAGTAAAAATGCGATTCATTATTGTTCCAACGGATATATTATGTACTGAGTGAATGGTAAGCCAGTGGATCATCAATCTCAATATCTATGTCATGAATTCTTATCTTCAATACATTAAAAATACCTGAATTCCATTATCCTAAACGCCCTAAGCCATCTTTAGTGCGTCCATTGATGGCCTTCATAAAAAAGCCCGGCGACCGGGCAATGACTCAGCCGCTCCTGTCTGAGCAGGCTGCGGGGTGGGTCATTTGAGATTAGTCACCCATCACCGCCAGCGCCAACTAAAAACCCTTTCACCTCAAACCCTTTACAAATCTGTCCACCGCTCCGCCTTGATCAAAAGCACCGATCGATATTACTGTTTATCCATACAGTATTTATCAAAGGAGGATTTATCATGGCGAGAGAGAGTGACATACACGCGGCGTTCACTGGCGCAATAACGAAGGACGGCAGGGGGCGTCAGATTGTCACCACTGCGGCGTTCCAGAAGCGGCTGGATGACCTGAATCACGTCTGGACGCTGGCAGAGTGCAATCGGTGGATACGCTACTACCAGAACTTCTTCTTCGAGCTGGTCACAGAGGAAAGCGAGAATAAGACCTGGTCGTTACGCAATATGGGATACGTGAGGTAATTATGGGATTTCCATCACCGGCGTCCGATTACATCGAGCGGCGCATCGATCTGAACGATGTGCTGATGCCTCACCGCAACAACATGATCCTGATTGAGACGCCTGACGGGTTCGTGCTGGCGGACAAATCACTCAAGCCCGCGCCAGGCGACAAGATAGCATTCCAGATAGGCGAGTTCCCGCAACTGGGTAGATTGTTCAGTACAGGGATTATCACCTCAGACGGCGAGACGATCGACGGAGAGGGAATGGAAGGGATTATCGTGCTGGGGAAGGTAACGTCCGAGGTCGCGTCTGTGTACGAGCCTCTCCGGCCTACGATTTAGCCGTAGCACACATGTAGCACAAAAAAATACCGCAAATCACCTCAAAACCACCACTACGGCAGTTTGTGACTTGCGGTATGTCTCTGTAAAACCACGCTTCAACGCACATCAACCTGACTGGCTAAATATTCAAAGTGAAATTATGAATATGCAGGTTTAGTGAGCTGATTCCGCTGAACAAGGCACGCCTGCGTGGAGGCGATGAGGGGAGTGGGATGCCCGCATCAAGGCGGATCACTTTGCTGAGTCTATGACCCTGTACTGGCGATAATGCAGGTGTCATTGACTATACTGCTCTTTATGACGAGCCGTGCAGCAGGGAACTCACTCTTCGGTGCAGGCGACCCGACACCTCATCACCCATCAGCAGGACGCCAGCCCAATGCTAAAAAAACTTATCCTTATCGCATCGTTAATCAGCATATCTCTCCCAGCCTTTGCTGCCACGCAGTGCGGGCCGTTCTCTCTTAAACCTGATAAGAGCGGCTGGTTCTCGGTGAATGGAGAACGCGCAAAAACGCAGAAAGTCACCTTTGCGAAAGAGAAGGGCGACTACGACAACGCGACGGTCAAACTGCTGGTGAAAAACAGCAAAGCGCCAGGGATGGTGGATATGGAGTTGACGAACCGTGAGGGCAAAGGGCTGTTAAGAGCTGAAATCGTCCGTACCAGCCAGAGTCAGATCCGCATACGAGGTGCCTATGATTGCGAACCGGCAAAATAGGCTGAACTTCGACTGCCCACTCGTGTGTATGTCACAGCCCGGAAGCGGGCCTGATAAAAGCTTTTGAGAAGAGTGCGAAAGATTGTCAGGCAAGCGCTTGAGCTCTGGCTGGCCTGACAACGTATGCCGTCTCCTCATCATCCATCCTGCATCACGCACATGCCGACGCTGCATTTAACGTGATGTTTTGCACCGCGCGATCATCCCTGAAACTTCTGTGCTGATATCTGATGCTTTTGGATCATAGTAAAATGTCGCACTGGTCTGATGATGGCTGAACTTAGCAATTTCAACCCAGGCCACGGTTTCATCATCCTGCTCAAGGTTATATCGCCTTGTGCCATCCGGCAGAGGTTCATCCTGCTCCAGATAGAGTCTTTGATCCTGTGCCGCTACGCTAAGGCAGGATTCAACCTGAAAAGGATGACCGTCGAAATAAGCGGTTTTTGTTGTCGGGTGTAATCCTAGCCGTCCCATATCTACGCATCCGCCCAACAGACTTATGCTCAGGGCAATAATGATCTTCTTCATGAACGAAACCATCATGGTTATTTTGTAGACCAATAATATCCGGATATTGATCGTATCGCTCATTTTAATCAAAAATCTGCGCTTAATATTGCTGGCGTTACGGACTAAATGTAACATTCTTCGCAACGCATTATGATGTTAGCAACGGACAGGAACTTAGTAGCCCGCATCAGGTGACTCATGCTGCCTGCTGGTGTTAACCGTTGTCAGATGAATGGCAGGTAAATTATCATTCAAAACCGTTGCTCATTATATCTTTAGTCTGCTTTGAGACGGATGCCCGAAACTCATTGCCTGAAGCGTTTGTTAGCCAGCTTATTATAAACACGGAAAGTTTTACGCAGTATATTACACACACATCAGGTTCACTTTAAACCGGCCCAATAAAAGGCGTTATACCTCGGTTGTGTTACGCATGTTGAGGTGTCCTGATGAAATACTTACTACTTAAGTGCCTCTGAATACTATGATTTATGACTGTTTTTTATACTACGATGAAGATATCTTGCTTGAGATGCGTCTGAACACGCTTGAGCATGTTGTTGATCGGTTTGTCATTGTGGAATCACGCTATACCTTTACCGGTAAACGCAGGGAAAAGCTTCATTTTGATATTGAGAAGTTCGATCGTTTCCGCGATAAAATTATTTATATTGTTAACGATATTGCGCCCAGATTTTATCAGCAAGCCTTTAAATCGAATAGTTCTCTGGTTAATGCGGGAGAGACAGATCCCTGGGAAAATGAAGCCACTGCACGTAATCAGATTATGCAAGGGCTGGCCGGTGCGCAGGATGATGATATTGTTATTGTGTCAGACGTTGATGAAATTCCCCGACCCGAGGCGATAAAAGCATTCAGTCATCAACATCTTTGCACGACGCTACATCAGCAATATTTCAATTTTAAATTTAATGTCCGGGTTTTAAATGACGACGGCACACCGCGCTGTGCCACACTGGCGAAAATGGTGACCTGTAAAACGCTGCGAGACTTTTTTATGGGGCAACCGGAATTGCTTCGCAATGTTAAGCGTCGTGGTACACCGATACGCGAGAACTGGTTGCGCTGGAAGTGGCTAAATATCCGGACAAAAACCGTTAAGAACGCAGGGTGGCATTTTTCCTGGGTAATGAGCGATGAGCGCATCAGTGAAAAAATGTCTTCGATTTCTCATACCGAACGTAACTGCCCCGAATTTAACAATCCGGATCATATACGGCGCTGCGTTGAGAACAATATTGATATCTGGAACCGTCCGCGAAGGATGGAGATAGTGCCGGTGACATCCGAACATTTTCCAGCCTGGCTGGTTGAAAATCAGCATCAGCTTGCCGATCTCATTAAATCATAACGCTGACCAGCGCGCCCATCGGGCGCGCATCTCGCACATCAGCTTGCTTTGTAAGGATCTTTTTTGTCATCCTGGCTGTCATCATTTTTGCGCGGCACTTCGCCATGATCTTTCGGCGCATCAGTAGCGGGATGATCATCTTCCTCGTATGCATTACCAGCGTTTGGCGCGGCTTCCGGCAGGCTTTTGCTGACATCACCTTCTTTCTTACGTTCTTCATTCGTATTGTGTTTAAACATAACTCTCTCCTTTTATTCCAGTCTCTTAAGTTTAGACCAGCACTGACATCCCGCATGCGCGGTGGATTAAAGAAGAAAAAAAAGCCCGCCAGAGGCGGGCTAATCGGAGTTTCTCTCATACTGAACACGTCATTTTTCGATGTTTGGGTGTGTACAGCAGGTTCATGCTAACCGGGAATCCCTGATGCAGTAATGGACAAATCTGTCATGTCGCTTGCGGCAGGTCACATTCCCGTCGATAAACAGATCGATAAATATATTCGATTGAACGGATTAACAAAAGGCATATAGTGTCCTGCGTTACCAGGAGATAGAAATTATGTTAAGAGACTATTTAAAGATTGAAGCTGAAGATCAGTTAATCGAACAACGCTCGCTGAGCCTGAAAAATCGTGGCCAGGAAGAGGTCACCGAATGGATTATTGTCAACCGCCAGGGTGTTAAAAAAGGCGGCGTAACCCTGTTCGATAAACTCAGTACCCGCCGCTCATGGCCCGTCAATTACCGCATTATGCAGACCGATCTGCAGGGCAATGTGGTGGTAGATCAACTGACCGATGCCCTGTAGTTGCCCGGCGATAATCTCAGCCACCGTTGTACAATGAAAAGTGAACCCGCGCCCGGCGGGTTTTTTTTATAGCTGGCGGTAGCGCCGCAGTTCCACCAGCGTACCAATCAGCTTCACGCTGTCCCGGCTGGAATGCAGCTCAGGGAAGTTGATATTGACTGGTGCCAGTTCAAACTGCATGACGCCATTTTCACTGCCGCGCTGACGCCAGGTGCGTAGCAGCGCCGCCTGTTGCTGCAATACCAACACGCAGTCGCTGGGCTGAGGTGACTGCCTGGGATCGATGATCACCACATCATTCCGCAGAATCGCGGGCGTCATCGCCTGTTCTTCCACCCGGAAGGCAAAGCTCTGCTGCGAAAGCGCCATGTCGTTGTGCATCAGCAATTCATGCCGGACGGAACCGGCCTCGTTCAGCCATTGCGGCACGTCGCGCTGTGCAAGCAGTGGGATCTGGTGCAGACCACTCCAGGCGCTTTCGCTGAAAACAGGTCCATCCCCATCTATCAGAAAAGCCGGTGCGCAGCCCAGCGCTTCAGCGAGCCGCAGCAGGTTCTCACCGCGCGGCAGCGTCTCTTCTTTTTCCCATTGCGAAATCGCCACATGGGACACTTTTACCTGTTGCGCCAATTGCTTCTGCGTTAACTGCAGTGATTTTCGTCGGAGTCGGATGCGGTCACCCAGCGTTTCGTTTTTCATAAGCTTGACTTTTTGGTTGAGAGTGACTTAAGTATACTTAAGCCTGGTATTTAAGCAATCTTAAATTTCATGCGGGGGACGTGGCTAAGCAGCACGCAGTAAGTTCCAGAGACCTTACCGTACAAAGGGGTGTGGCATGGAAAGTAGTCTGATTACCAGTATGGGTGCGTTAGTTCTGGGTGGGGGGGCAGCAGCACTGTTCTGGAAACCGTTATTGGCGGGAATAGCGTCAATCGTAACCAGTAATCGAGCCGGCGGCGAAATTATTACCAGCTACAAAGAGCAGGTGGTGTTGCTGAAAGAGAGCAACGTGCTGATACGGGAGGAGAACGATGAATTACGCGAACGGCACGACAGGAATCTGCGGCGTATCTCGACACTCGAAACGGATCTTCGGTTAATCAAGAATGCGGTAGGGATTTTACTGGCAATGACCGAAACCGATCAGAACGATAAATTTCGTAATGAGATTGATCGGCTTATCTCAACTCTGGAGGATCGCAGTGATGGCCATGATTAATAGCACTAAGGCACCTATGTCTTACCGGCGCAAAGTTATCCTCGGCTGCGTATTGCTGAGCTGTTCGATGATTTGCATCCTGATGACGATCATTTTTCTCTACGTCAGTAACACGGCAAACAAGCGGGTCGAGGAGATTCGGGCGGATTATCGCTTAATTGCGGCGCGGCGTGATGACAGAGTGGAGTTGCTGACCGATCAGGTTGCAGTAATACAGCATAAGCTGGATGCAATACCGGATCGCATAGCCGACAAAACGGTCATCAAAGTCAAAGAAGTCGTCACTGAGAGTGAGGTACCAACCGGGAAATCCGGTCAGAAACCATAACTTCCGATTATTCTTAATGCGGTTTCGCTATTATCGACTAGTTTTAAATATCCGGGCAACATTTTGTACCTGAATGCAGGCCCGCTGATTGGCCGGTTGATGAACCGCTAAGCCTACTCACTTTGGATAAATGACCAGAAGGAAATTTAGCATGAGCGATTCAACAGAAACCAAGACCAAAACTGAATATCTGCGTGACGTGACTTCTCAGCTAAAAGAGATGCGTCACTATGCTCAGACCAACACCGAAACCCTTTCCAGCCAATGGTTAGCGTTTGATGCCGGTGAGTATAAAGACAAGACCAACGCCGACCGAATCGATGCGCTGCTCAATAAGCAGGGTAAACTGCTGGAAGATCTGGATGTCGCGATTCAGGACATCGAGATTGAAATTAATCACAGCGAGCAGGAGAGCTAAGTCATCTCCCGCTAACTGATGTGGTGGCCGTTAAGGGATTAATCGGCCACCAGCCACATTTCCGCTTCGTCGAACATCTCTTCAACAATCCGCGCAACCGTCGCTTTATCGTTCTTACTCAAATCAGTATCAATCGCATTACGTTCCATCGGCTTGACCTTAACTTCAATGTCAGGAAACACCCGATGCACCCGCTTTTCCAGCTCCTCACGAATCATCTCGCGGGCACCCGGTAAACCGGCAACGTTGCGCTTGTCATAAATCAACTCAACAAACATGATGGCAATCCATTCAGGGCAAAATCGCTGACATATAATACTGTAAATAAAAACAGTGGCAAGGCGGCGTGCCCGATTTCGCGTAAATTTTTATCTCGCATAAACCTCAATCTTCGACTAGCAAAATGCGCACGCATCGCGACATAATGGCGGCTTACTTTTAGGAGGTCCGCGATGCGACAACTGGTAATTGATATTCTGCTAAAACTGGCAAAGATGGACGTCGATGCAAAAGAGTTGACGGCGCAACTTGAAGCGCAGTCTCTGCTGGTTGCAGCGCTGCTGGTGCAGGCGAAACAGGACAACTCGCTGACCATTTCAGAAACGGTGCAGGATGCCATTATTACCGCGTCGAAATCTTCGACCGATTTTCTGCAGTCTGATGTGGATCTGCTGCTGACGCATATTAATCGTCTGCTGGCGGTAGCAAGTTATGTTGAAGTAAAGGGTAAGGCGACGGAAGGTGAGGGGTAGGGGCGGATAAAAAATTCGCCTCTGGAGGTGGAATTGAGACAACACCTGCAGAGGCAGTGCATAAGCACTATTCGTTAAAGGACAATCACGACCTTAGTCGCACGCCGAAGTTATACACTTTCCCCCGGTTAGTACAACTTTATCTGCAGTGCCTGAACTGGTTGGAGGTGTTTGACAAATGCAACTTCAACGCGGCCCTGATTACAGCTCGTTTTTGATGCAAAACTCTTCCCAGCTCATCCCCAGTGACTCAGCATGAGATTTGAGATAAGTCTCGATAGCCTCAGCCGCCACCGCTTTATCCGGCTCAGCGAGCTGAATAGAAAAGATCATTCCATCCAGATTCTTCTGCCGCAAAAAGGCCGCATAGATGCGCTCGGCATGCCATTCGCGCAGCTGTCGCAGTGACAGATTAGCTGCACGGGCGTCGCTCTCTGTTAATTCATCAAGTGCAGACTGAAAGTCGGGATGCGCGGTAAAAAACATCTCGCGCGCCTGGGCATAGTAGGCTTCTGGCGTTTTCATATTCATATTCCTGAAAGTCTGTTGCAGCGCGTCAGTGTAGCGGGTTGTCTTCCGCTTGTCAGGCGTGACAAAGGCGGGGCTTTGCATCAGTTCAGCCTCTGAACTTCCGGTCAAAAACCTGACCGTGAGCCTCGCTGCGGGTTAAATTCTGGCGCAATCAGGGTCTGCGTGGTGTTTGAACACCCAGATACCTTGCGCAACGCGGTGGAAAAATTATAACGTAGCCGCCATTGATGGGATCTTAGGGATTAAACATGAAAAAGTGGATGCTGATTGCCGCGCTGGCACTGAGTGGCTGTGCACAAATCAACGATTATGAGAATGCGGTGCAAACACCGGCGCCCGCTGAACTGCAGGGAACCTGGCAAACCGTCGGCCCACAGAGCAGCCTGATCAGCGATAAGGCGATAGCCAGTGTGATCATCAATGCGGATGGCAGCACGCTGGACTGCCGTCAGTGGATGCGAGTGATTGCGAAGCCGGGCAAACTGACCCGGTTAAGCGGCGATTATGTCAACGTAACGCGTCAGGTGCGGGTGATGCCGCTGGTCGTGGAGAATGGCGAGCTGAGCTATGACAGGATGACCCTGCGTAAAGTGGCGCGTCCGACCGTTGAGTGTCAGCAGGCACTTGACGAGGTGGCGAAGCAGCCGAAAGCCGCGGTGATTCAGAACATCGAACCGCAACTGCTGCGCACACCGATTACAGAAAATAACGCGAAGTCGTAA